CAATCAGATAGAGCATTTCAAGCCCCTTTCAGGCAGTAAGCCATTTCATTAAGTCGGCGACGCTCTAGCCCGGCACTGCGCACGCCGTTGACGAACACCCAGCGGGGCAGTTGCAAACAGGCTTGACGCCATTCGCCTTTGTTGAGGAAAAACGCCAGCGTTGACGTACACGCGGCCCTTACGCCGACGTTGAACGCGAATGACACCACGGCGTCATAAACCGGCTGCGGCATCGTAGCCGGTAGGCATCGCGCCAGACCGCGCTCAACGTTCTGCACGTCAGCAACAAAATTTATTGCTACCTGCTTTTCCGTGATTGTCGTACCGCCTTTCACGCCTAGCGTGTGGCCTATGCCGTTTGTCCAAACGTCGCCGGTGCATTTGTATGACGACAGGCGACACCCCTCAAAGTCTGCAATCAGCGCCATTCCTTCGGGCGTGGTGCGAAGCCCGGCAGTGTCCGGCAGCAGCGTAACGAGGCCGAGGATCACCCCGACAATGCAGCGTTTAACGATTGATGGCGTCATTTACCCCCCTGTCGAATCCCATGCTTTGCAGCAGCCGGTAAGTTTTGCGGCGGTAGTACCAATTCACAAAGAACGTCGCTACCCCCATGACGGCACCGACCAAAAAGGCAATGTCCTGCGGTGACAGCCCGCCGAGCCACGCCATAAATACGGCAATGCAGTAGCAGATAAACGTTGTGACTTTCTCCATTGGTTTAATCCCACAATGAAACGGACTCGCTGACCATGGCCTGCGCCAAATCGGGAAGCTCAACCGCGTAACCGTGGGGCAGTTCTGCCCCTAAATCGGCTAACCCAACGTTAGCCGCGTAAACCTGCTCAACGACCGAGGCGGTTCGCCCGTAGTGACGCCAGCAAAGCGCGTCAACGGTGTCGCCCTGCTGGGCATAAACCCGCATCAGATAAGCCCGATGATGGAATGCTGCACGCCCGCCACGTCATGAATAGCGTTACGCGCGTCGCGCCACAGCTCGTCTACGGTACGCTCGACGATTTCCGCTTTCTGACTGCCCTTGTCGGTGGTGTCGTTGCCGGGGTAACGCTCCGCCAGATACGCCGCCGCCATTGAGGCCACCGCGTTAACGTAGGCACTGAGCTTCACGCTCTCGCCGTCAATCTTGTCAGCGGGTACGTCAGCCAGCGTTTTATAACCGAAGGCCATTTGTGCCGTGCGGTAGTCAAACAACTCGGCGTTAACTTCGGTCATGGCGCGCACCACCTGCGAGCGCAGGCGCTTCGGGGTAACAGTGCCTTCAAGTCGCAACGTGTCGCGCAGTTCGGCAGGGCTAATCTCAGGCCAGAAAAACGAATTGCTGATCGCGGGTTCCGCCGCAGCCGGTGGGTTTGGCTCGCTAATAACGAGTGACATAAAAACCTCTAAATAGGGGGCGGTGGACGCCAGCGTTGAGCGAGGTCAATAACCTGTCGCGGCTGGCGTGCCGCCCTGCGCGGGGCGCATTCTGTTAGCGGCTGGAAGCCTTTTTGATTTCGCGTTCCAACTGCTCAATGGATTTTTTAACGCCGCTGTTTTCGTCCAACTGCAAGGCGCGTTTCATGTGTTGCAGCGCAAGGCCAGCCCTGCCCAGCGAGCGGTAAACAGTCCCGATCACTTTGTGCAATTTGGCACGCACAAGGTCAGGCATGTCTTCGCCGTCCGTCAGCTCAAGCGTATTAAGAAGCGGCTCAATCTCCACCGTTTCACCTGCCGCCATATTGCGAAGCGCCTGCACGGTGACTTCCTCCGCCAACAGGTAGCCGGTTGGGCGGGTGAAATCATCAGGCGTGGCGAGCTTATGCTTAAGGGCGTACTGCGCGATTTCCAGCGCACCGGCGATATCACCGGCATCCAGACGCCAGACCATGACGGTCATTAAAATGGCGTCCTGCGCGCCTTTGCCTTCGGCGAGAACGCCGGCAACCCAAGGCGCATAGGCTGGCAGCATGGTGCGTTTCAGCTCGGCTTTCGTTTCGTTCGACTTAACCTGTTTTAGCCGGGCCTTATCTTCATTGAGCTTTCTTAATTGCAGTTCGTAGCCCGTCGCGTGGCGCAGCAGGCCGTTTTCCTGCTGCGCGGCTTCGATAGCTGACTGCCGCAAAAAGTGACTACGGGCAGGGCTGGACATGGCTTACTCCTGAGAGGCTTTTGGTTTTTCGAACTCACCGAGCTTGATGTTTTCAATCAGGCAGCCGCAGGCGTAATCCTCCACCACGTAATCCTCGTTAATGGATTCATAGTTTTCTACGCGGTCACGCTTTGGCACCTCGTCGATATGGCGGCGGTGCGTGCCGTCCTGCCAGTAAATCGACAGGTTATCGAGACGGGTAACAAAGAGCGCATCTGCCGGGAAGCTGGGCACGCGCACCGCTGGCAGGTTGCCGATGCGTTTCTGGCTAATGATCAGGTCTGCCGCCAGTGATTCGGTATTCGGCTGCGCCTGATTGACCAGAGGGAAATACTTGTCAGCCAGCATCTGACGCCCACAGATCACAACCAGCTCGGTGTCATCCTGATAAATCGGGTCAATCAGGTTGTTGGTCGCATCCATCACCAGCGCGTCGAGGTTGGCATAGTCTCCGTGCAGGCCCACGCGGATCACGTCTGAAACTTCCGCCCCGTCTGCGCCGGTGATTTTGCTCATGACGCGGGTCGGCGCGTTCTCGCGGTACTTCTGCAACCAGCCCACGCCTACGTCCTGCAACAGCGGATTTTTGACGCGGTTAGAGGTTGCCGCGCGCTCTACGCCGTTAAAGCCAATCATGATGCGGTCAAGCGCTTGGCGTTTGATGATGGAATCGCGCAGGCGGGTTTGGAAATCCTGATAGCGCGCCCACAGGTCAAGCTGGGCGTAGCGGAAGTGGAAATCGTAGTTAACCTGTTGGCACTCATACTTTTCAGAGCTGAGGCTGGAGAAGTCAGCCGTCTGGCGCTCGCCGGTGCCGCTGGTGTCGGCGGTGCTGGCAATGGTACCCACCACGCCAACGCCAACTTTCTCGCCCTTCATCTCTTCAACCGGCACGATATTGATTTTTTTCAGGAACTCGGAGGAGTCCTGCACGCGCGTCATTAGCGTCTGCGTAACGGACGGCTCAACGCTAAATTTCTTATCAAGATCGCCAACTTCTACGCCGCTCAACTCGGCGACGCGGGACAGGTAGGCGTTAAATTTAATTCGGGTAGTCTGGCGCATTGTATTTCCTAAATTTATGGGCTTATTCGGTCAATGACTGTGATTAGCAGTCGGTCACAACGGCATCTTTGCCGCCGCTGCCGTTCGCAGGTGGTCGTTGGTTAAAGTTCTGCGGTTGGGTTTTCGACAGGGTGTTTTTCAGCGCTGAAAACTCCTCTCCACCTTTAGCCGTCAGCTTTTCCAGCTCTTGAATGCGCTGACTCAGTGACGTGTCGAGCGCCGACAGCTTGGTTTCCTGCTCGGTTTGGTTTACCTGAATCTGTTCAACCACGGCTTCGACGGCCTCATGCACATCTTTGAAACGCGCGTCGTCAGAATCCTGCTTGCGGGAAAGGAGCTGTTTGATGCGGGAATAGAAGTTAGGGCCGGCGTCGGCAACGTCTTCAAATTCCAGCAACACTTCGGTTGCCACCGAGAACAGGTTTTCAGGATTGGATTTACGCGCGGCTAACGGGTTGTTTTGCGCCTTGCGGCTGAACTCCAGCATTTCCGTACCGAGGCTTGCGGGGTCATCGGTAACAGCCAGACCGACCAAGTAGGCTTTGCCCGATTTGGCAAAGTTCGGCTGAATTTCCATTGAGGTGTAAACCTTCTGGCCCTTGCCGACCATTTGCGTCAGGTCTTCGGTTGGAGTGATTTTCGCAAACAGCGCCCACTTGCCGTGAAGCAGTGGCTCATTGGCTTCATCAATCTGCTCAGCCTTAAGCTCGGTCACGTCGCCATAACGACGAAAATCGCTCGTCGGCAGAATCCCTTTGATGTGCTCCAGATTGACGCGAGCGCCATACGCCTTAGCGCTGTATGACTCCGCCATTTGCTGAATGTCTTTTGCATCAATTTCGCGCCCGTCACAGGTATCGCCCTCGATACCGATGCGGAACCATTTAGAAACTTTCTTTGGCATTGTTCAGATGTCCTGAGTGTGAGTAAGAAGCAGGGCCAGTTTCCAGAGACGGGGCCGAAGCCGCCAGCAAGTGCGGGTTGATGTTCTATGGCACAACGTGGGCAGCGCGAAGAAAGGCAGGCCGGGCGGTAACGTGGCGGTCATGAATACACAAAACAGCACCATACTCAGCGACCCACGCCGACAGGCCGCACTGCTTTACTGGCAGGGCTTCTCTGTACGCCAGATTGGGGAAATGCTGAACCAGAAAACGCCAACCGTGCAGAGCTGGAAGACACGCGATCAGTGGGAGGCAATAGCGCCCATTTCTCGCGTTGAAGCCAGCATGGAAGCGCGATTGATTCAGCTCGTACTTAAGGACGTAAAAGGGGGGAGTGATTACAAAGAAATTGACCTGTTAGGCCGACAGATTGAACGGCTTGCGCGCGTTAACCGCTACAGCATGACCGGCAACGAGGTGGATTTAAATCCAAACATTGCCAGCCGCAATAAAGGGGATCGCAAAGCGCCTGAAAAGAATATTTTCAGTGATGAAGCAATCGGCAAGCTGAGTGACATTTTCCTCGCGGAATCCTTCGAATACCAACGCGGCTGGCACCGTGCCGGTATGCAGCACCGTATCCGCAACATTCTTAAATCCCGACAGATTGGTGCGACGTTCTACTTTGCCCGCGAGGCGCTGATAGACGCTCTGAAGACGGGCCGAAACCAGATATTTCTATCAGCGAGCAAGGCGCAGGCGCACGTTTTCAAAAACTACATAATCGACTTTGCCCGGCTGGTTGACGTTGACCTTAAAGGCGACCCGATTGTGCTGCCAAACGGCGCGCGCCTGATTTTCCTAGGTACCAACGTGCGTACGGCGCAGAGCTACACCGGCAACCTGTACTTAGATGAATATTTCTGGATTCCGAAGTTTCAGGAGCTGCGCAAAGTGGCGTCGGGTATGTCATTGCACAAGAAATGGCGTAGCACCTATTTTTCCACCCCGTCGAGCTTGGCGCACAGCGCCTATCCGTTCTGGTCAGGCGAGCTGTTTAACAAGGGGCGGCGCAACAAGTCAGACCGCATCGAACTCGACCTGTCCCATAGCCATTTAGCGAAAGGCGCGCTGTGCGGCGACGGTCAGTGGCGGCAGATTGTCACGGTTGAGGACGCGCTGGGCGGAGGCTGCAACCTGTTTGACCTCGACCAGCTATCACTGGAATACAGCCCGGCTGAGTATCAAAACCTTCTCATGTGCGAGTTTGTTGACGATCAGGCGTCCGTGTTCCCGTTTGCCGAACTACAGGGCTGCATGGTGGACAGTCTTGACGAATGGAAAGACTTTGACCCTTACCTTATCCGCCCGTTTAGCTTCCGTCCCGTCTGGATTGGGTATGACCCGTCGCACACTGGCGATAGTGCCGGTTGCGTGGTGCTGGCACCGCCAGCCGTGCCGGGCGGCAAGTTCCGCATCTTGGAGCGCCACCAGTGGAAGGGCATGGACTTCGCGGCGCAGGCTAAAAGCATCGAAGCGCTGACCGAGCGCTACGTCGTGGAATACATTGGTATTGACGCGACGGGCATCGGGCAAGGCGTTTTCCAGCTTGTGCAGCAGTTCTTCCCCGCGGCGCGAGAAATCCGCTACACGCCGGAGGTGAAAACGGCAATGGTGCTCAAAGCGAAAGACACCATTTCATCGGGCCGCTTGGAATACGACACCGGACACACCGACATCACCGCCAGCTTTATGGCGATCCGCAAGACCATGACCGCCAGCGGCAACCGCTCAACCTACGAAGCAAGCCGCAGCGAAGAAGCCAGTCATGCAGACGTGGCGTGGGCCACGATGCACGCCCTGATAAACGAACCGCTGACAGCCGCAAACGGCGGGCAGAGCCGTAATATTTTGGAGTTTTATTAACAATGAGTAAGCGCAAATTACGCAAGTCAGCACCCACGACATCAACAGCAGATCAGGCCGGTGCGCAAGCCTTTAGTTTCGGCGAGCCAGCGCCCGTTTTAGACCGCCGCGAAATTCTGGACTACATCGAGAGCACCGGCAACGGGCGCTGGTATGAGCCACCGATCAGCTTCGACGGGCTGGCCCGCAGTGCGCGGGCAGCAGTTCACCACAGCTCGCCAATGTTCGTTAAGCGCAACATTCTGGCGTCCACATTTATTGCTCACCCACTGCTTTCACAGCAGGATTTCAGCCGGTTTGCGCTGGACTATATTATTTTCGGCAATTCGTTTTTAGAGCTAATCCCTAATCAATTAGGCCAGCCGTTCCGCTTGGCTTGCAGCCCGGCAAAATACACCCGACGCGGTGTTGAGCGTGATAAGTATTGGTTTGTGCAGGATTGGAAAGAAGCCCATGAGTTTTCGTCTGGTAGCGTTTTTCACCTGATTGAGCCAGACATCAATCAAGAGCTGTACGGCCTGCCGGAATATCTCAGCGCACTAAATTCGGCGTGGCTCAATGAGTCAGCCACGCTGTTTCGTCGCAAGTATTACCAGAACGGCGCGCACGCCGGTTACATCATGTATATGACCGACGCGGCCCAAAGCAGCAGCGATATTGAGCAAATGCGCAAAGCCATGCGCGACACGAAAGGACTGGGGAATTTTCGTAATCTGTTTATGTACGCGCCGAACGGAAAAAAGGACGGGATTCAAATTATTCCGCTGAGCGAAGTGGCAACGAAAGATGATTTCTTTAACATCAAGAAGGCCACGCGCGACGACTTGCTAAGCGCGCACCGCGTTCCACCGCAGATGATGGGGATTATTCCAGATAATGCCGGGGGCTTTGGTGACGTGCAGAAGGCGGCGCAGGTTTTCGTCAGGAACGAGCTGACGCCGTTACAGGAAAGAATGAAAGAGGTGAATGACTGGATAGGCGAGGAGGTTATCCGTTTCAAGCCTTACGAGCTGACGACTGAAAGCACCAATTAACCAACTGGTCCGGCAACGGGCCAATGCTCACCCAGCCACCTAAATCCCCCCTCGGCAACCGCCCGCCTGTAACGCCCTCAGACGCCCACCACGCGCACCGCACCAAACACCCACCGGAATCACACCTCGCAAGCGAGAGGGCCACCACGGCCCGCACAGCCGCACGGCTGGGCCTGCTTTTTTGACCTCCGCGCGCAATGTTACCCGCCTGCCCGCTGTGACTTAACCGATCGCTTTTAATGCACCGCCTCGATCGTCGCAAAGCCCAGCTAGCACGGGCCTTGCGGGGTTTTTAGATCCTTTTTGATCATTCAAATGCATGCAGCATATGCATGCACAGCCCTAAACTGCTTAAATTCATTGTGATTGCTGGTTGAATTCAGTGGAAAACCTCAGTTTTTGCTATCAAACCATCGTCAGCAGAGTCTAATTTTTCCATGGCCTCGCCTGCCATTTCAGCGATCCATATCGCCGCAATTTCTCTTTCACTCGGCCTACACTCAACCTTAGATGACAGCTTGGCAATCAAGGCTATACGTTCCAATAACGCTGCTGCATGTAAAACATCCATCTAAAAAAATACCTCTTTATACTACTGTGTTTATGTACAGTAGTATAAATTATTACAAAATGATTTCCATATTTTTCTGCTAGTTATTCATTAGCATGATGTATTACCCGCAGGCTACTAATCCAAGCAGCGGCCAATCAAGGTTTACAGATCTGATAACAAAAAGCCTGACAGTTTGAGAGATTTAAGAGATTATTGTCCTTATATAAAATAGGGAGTTGTTAACTTTGAGAGTCTTTGCTCAATCAGGCCTGACAGTCAGTTTAATGCCAGAGCGCCCATTTCTTAAATTCAATATCAATTCTCGATGCAGAGATGTTACATTTTGAGGCAGAATTAAGGCTGCATTTTTTTAACTAAAGAGTGAATTATACAAATGTTTGATCATGTGGTTCTGAATCGCTCTGTTGATGGTCCTTCGGTCACGTTCGGTGAGATTGCCGAGGCGCTCCTTTTCTACCAAAGCGTACATATCATTTTGGACCGCTCATCACTTGCCGGTCTGATTAATAAAATTGGCCCGAATAATGTTCTAAAGATATTGGCCTACCCTAATGTCAAAGCCACATATATTGAAGAATTTGTGGGCGTGCATACTGAGCAAACATCTTCTGGACCTGAGCATACCCTTGTTAGTGTGAATGTTGTAGGAGGAGAAGCGGTCGGAGAATTAAAAAGCGCGAAGAAAAGACTTGAATATATGCTTCTTCAAAATCATTTAAACGCTACGCAGGCCGAAAACTTTATTTCTCGGTTCAGAAAATATGTCACTTTTAGATCACTCGCTAATGATCATTACATAAAAGGTGGTGTTGTAGCAGCATCAACTGATGACTTATCTGATACAGAATACGTATCATCAGGCGCACGAATAATTGCTAAGAATTTACTAGGCTACAGCAATTTAAGCGATGATTTCTACTTTCGCATAGCATTTGCTCACGGTAACTTTAGAATCTCCACTAATTTAGATTTTTCAACAGCTAACGAAATACAAAAAAACAAAGATAAAAACCATATAGACTATACACCGGTAAATATTGCAACTGGGTTGTTTACCGCATCATATGGACTCATTCTCGCAGCTCACTATGGAGGTGATTTTTATACATCTGAAGTTGATTCTGAAGTTATCCAAGTCAAGAATAAACAGATTCTTAATAGGGCTAACATTAACCGAACAGTACAAAAAGAATTCTACACTATCCTTCTAAATGGTTGTCCAGATATCGCTACAGTTTTAAACTCAGGTGATAGGTCTTTCGAAGAATTTTCAGAGTTGCTTTCTAAAGCCAATAAATTTAAGAAATGGCTAAAAGGAAAATCACCAGATGAAAATCTAATCTCTAATTATCTCGAAGATGTTACATCGTCAGGATGGGTTAACCGGACTCCTAGCAGAATACTTCGCTACCTTTCATGTACTAGTTTAGGATTTGTAGCTCCTGCAGCAGGAATTGTCGTATCCGCTTTCGACACATTCTTTTTAGAGAAATTAAGTGCAGGCTGGAAGCCAAATCAGTTTATTAATGGAAAGTTGAAATCATTTGTTGACCCTCATGATTATAATTGACAGTTCATTCTCGTCGGTCATTAATGCTTAGTCTATAACGTCTGATTAGAGCTGAACTAATATAGACGCCCCTTGTATGGGCGTTCTTCAATTAGTTGAATTCTGCCCAATCCTCAACTGCAGCAAAGTGCATTTCTACATCACCGAAGCGAATGCGAGCGCCGCGCGTTAGCGCTTCTAGCTCCCAGCGTTCCGGGCTAATGCCGTGCTTGGTCAACTCTCGCGTAATTTCCGGCAATCTCGCCCGTTCTGCTGGCGTCAATCTGGCTGACGGTGCGATTTCTCGCCCTTTTGTTGGGTCAAAACTCCGCTGCGCTTTGTTTATCCGCGGGGTTTCTTCACGGACACGCGCCACAATCGCCCTCACGGCGGCTGTGTCGTTCCAGTCAATCGCCGTTGCCTTATCGTTTTCGGCGGTCACTGTGTGTGATTCAGGCCGGTTATCTTGGCTTTTCTGCCGATTTGTCGCGGCAGAGCTTCCGACCAACCCACAGTTATTGACAGGACTCCGAGGCGCGGCAGAGCCGCTTTTTAAGGTCAAAGAATTAACGTCAACGGCAGAAGACACGATCCGCCATTGCGTTGTACGGGTTTCAAAAACTTTGGTTTCGCCGAGGTGCGGCGCGAAAATGCCAACGACTTTTTGCACTTCTTCGTCATAAGAATTCAGCTCGTCGGCAACGCGGCGGGCCACTCGCACGGTCTGGTCTTTACGGGCGACATTGGCCCCGCCTTGCGCAGCGAGGTAAGCGGCAAAATCACCGGCGTCAGCAGCGGCGCGCACGGCTTCTACGTCGTCGTCAAAAGAGTCTGACAGGCTAATAGATCTCAGCGCCTTACTGCGGCATTCGCGATAAGCGCCCATTGTCGGCAGGCCGATAGGGTGAAATTGGGGAATGCGCCACGTAGCGGCCCATGCGGTAACGGCGGCGGCTGAGTCGGTAAGCAGCTCGCCGGTTTCGTGGTCGCGCTCGCCGTCCAGCGCATAGCCGTCAATGTTTTTGGCAATGTACTTAGCGATATAACCCGCAGCGCCGCCGCGATTCATATGCTTGCAGTCAAAGCGGTTCTTAGCCGCGCCGCGCTCGTCGCCGTCTTCTTTCATGGCGCGCTTGCGCATGATGTCGATAACCTGCTGGCGCTGGGCTGGCTTGGTGAACAGCATCATGTGCCAGTGCGGCGTTGCGTCGTGGTGAGGCTCAACGACTCGCATGCCGTAAACCTGCAAGCCTTCGTCTTTGAAGGCGGTACGGATTTTGCTCCAGATTTTGCACAGGTATTGCTGCCCGTCTTTCGGCGTATACGTCTCTTTGTCCCACGCGCGGTTGAACTGCACGCGCTTATCTTTATCTTTTCCCACCGTCCGGGTCGGGTGATATTTGGAAGGCGTGGTGATGGTGATGAACATGCCAACATCACCGGCCTCAGCTGCATAGCCTTCGATACCGGCGATAGTGCTCATGAGTTCCATGCGGCGGATCTCAGGGTTGGAAATGCTCGCCATCACCTTGTCGATTAAGGCAAAGCGCTCGCCGGTATCAACGTTCTCAATATCGCAGCTTTTCAGGTAGTCGAGATTAGACTGGCGGCGCGCTTTCACTTCGCGAATTGCCTGCTTGCTGGCGTAGGGAGATTTGCCACGGTTAACGTCGCCAATCGCAATCAGCAACGCTTCACGCCAGCGAGTGCGCTGCGCTTTTAACTGGCGAACCCACCAATCAGGATTAACCAGACGGGATAAACTGGCGATGGCTGAAACGGCATCCAGCTGGCGTTTGCGATATTTGGCCCAGTGCATTGGGTTGATGTTAAAGGCGCGGGCCATCCCCGCAATTTCGCCATACAGATGGTCTTGAGTGATCGCCAAGAACAGCACCGAGCTGTCGCCGCCGTTCTCTTCCAGCAACCGCTCGCACGCTTCTTCGTAAATGGCCTTAAGCTGCCCTGCAACGTCCTGCGCCAAACGACGCACATTTTTATCATTCAGGTTTGGCAGGCGATGATAGGTATCGGCCTCATACATGAATTTAAGGGATGCGGCACAATTCATTGAATGTGCGGCGTTCACTGACTCGACGCGCGGCAGAATGGTGCGGCCTAGCGTAAAAACGAGGTACTTGTTGGCGGCGTGAATGCCTCTTTCTTTCAGCAGGTACTTATGGCGGCTGGTAAAAGCCTGATAGAGATCGGAGGAAAGCGTTTTAACTTTCTCTAAAACGGCTTGCCCCTGACGGAATTCGTCACGGGTAAGCGGTCTTTCCGGCCCGGCAACTGCCGGGCGCGGGGCGTTCCATGAATACGCCCAAGTTGCGGGCGTTTCAGTTTGAGGTGTGAAGCGGCTTGCTTGTATCACTGCACAGTCTTAATCGTAATTGCGGTTTTCAGGCCGCTTATGGAAATCTGCATCACTAATGTCAGCAGCCAGAAAGCCGCTGGCGATAACTGCCAGCACACCGAGCAACACCCAAAAAGCGATCATGCGCGCCCCCGGTAATGCCTGTTTCTTTGTTCGATTAGTTCCGCGCAGTAGACGCAAAACTCAGCGCCCGGAAGAGCTGCGCGGCGTGCTTCGGGAATGGGGCGGTCACAGTCGATGCAGAACATTGAAGAAACGCCAGTCAGAGGCTGACGCGCGGCGTTGATTTGAGCCTCAAGCGCTTCGGCCTGACGTTCTGTAATTGAATCCAGTAAATCAGGCATTAGTGAATCTCCCCGGCTTCGTTGCGAATACGGGTAGCCTCGGTGCGCAGCGCTTCGGCGGCTTCCACTCCGGTCAATTCATTCTTGGTAAAGAAGCAGGCAATAGCTTCAAGACGCGCGGCGAAGACTTCCGCACGATTGGCACGCTCATCACTGCGGGCGCTATTGAGCATCAGTGTCAGCTCGGCGCTGTAATCCCCCTCCGGCGCAGCCAAATCGACACCAATGACGTGAATGCCAGAGAATCCGTTACGCGCTTTATCAATCATGTTTTGCATGTGTATTTCCTGTTTTTAGGCAAAAGAATGCCCGGCGAGTTGAACGCCTGTTAAATTAGTTCGGGTTAGTGATTAGTATTTAATTTGCAATCGTCTTCGCTAATAAATTTAGGAAGTGATTCTGTAAGACTAATAAAAGAATTCAGCGCGGCAACCACTTGCTTACGTTCGGTGTAATTCAATTCCGAAAACTTCATTTCAACATGCCGAGCTTTTAAGCCTGCATGGAAGCAAATAGTTTTACGCATATGCAACGGACTTTCGTCAAATGCTTCCTGCGCTGCATTCTTGCGAAATGGGAACATTTCTTTAATTTTCGAAATGTGTTTAATCCCTATTTCAATTTGTTTATCTGTTGCTAATAACATATGAACCTCAACTAAATAAGCGTTTATAAAACGGCTTCTTTTTCGCTGGAGTTGATACGGTGACAAAACCAGCCTGACGCGGTGCCGGGTTCCAGCGGTCGCCAGTCTTTAACTCAATCCAACCATGACCAAAATGACGGCCCGGTGATTGACGTTTTAGCAATGGGGCAATTGAAATAGCCATGCTCAAACCATCCCGTTAGTAGCGATGCTGGCAATAGTGCCAACGGCAGAAGCAAAAGCGGGCGAACCCTCAACGCGGCCCTGAATTAACAAGCCGATCAGAGATAAGTGACGAATCCCGGCGTTGACACTTTCAACTAGCGAGCGCTTGCACTGCTGCGTCTGGCGTTCTTTCGATACAGCTCTAGCGGCTACGGTGCCAATAGCTGCGGTGGCATGCAGGGCGTAATCCGCCATGTTTCCCTCGGCAACCTCATTAACAGGAACAGCAGGCATGCAATTCAGTTGCGCCAGCAGACCATCAATAAGCGTTGCGTCTTCTGTAAGATCGGTAAGCGCCAAAAGCTCCGCGCATGAAAGCTGATGCGCCTGATCTGGATTTAGTTTGTTACGCAGGGTTTGCGGGTTAATTCCAACCTGTGCAGCAAGCTTTGTTATGTTGTGCTTCGCTGCAAAGGCGGCGCAGGACTCAGCAAAATAACTTTGTTTGGAAACTCGATAATCAAACATGCTTCACTCCCAAAAATCACTTAATGTGAATTAAGCGCCGATAACAATTTCAAAACGTGAATGACCAAGATTCTTTTTGGCTTCCAACTCTTTGTATCGTGCGTACATGATTTTCACAGGCCCGCCAGCGCGCTTATTACCTTTTTTGATAGTACGAGGTTCGATAGGGATACACGGATTTTCGCCAGTGGTTTTGCGATAGACAGTG